ACGCGGCCGCGTTCGCCTTCTCGTACTCGGCGTACGCGGCCGCGTTCGCCTTCTCGTACTCGGCGTACGCGGTCGCGCTCAGCAGGTTTTCCGCTGCCCAGTCCCAGTCGAACTGGTCAGCGAAACGCACCGCCATCGGCACCGACACCTCAACACCATCCGGGAACAAGTCCCGGAAGACGTTCCGGTAGTCGGAGCAGGCTCGCTCCCCGCGCGTTCCGTCTAGGTCCGCGATCGTGATCCTGGCCATGGTTCAGTTCTTCTTTCCGCGCGTCAGGTACCACGCGTCGCTGGTCCTGGTGTACTGCTCAGCGAGGACGGGGTGCGCCACGCGCAGCGCCTTCGTGTCGATCTTGTCGGTGGTGCGGTAGTCCAGCACCCAGGGCGCGCGCAGCGCCGGGCTGGCGTACTCGGCGTGCACGACGCCCGTGTCGGTGTTCTCGGCGATGCCGAGCTGGTAGAGCTCCGCCTTGACCGCGGCCTTGAGCGCGTCCAGGCGTTCGGCCGCGGCCTTCGCGTCCGCCTCCGCCGTGTCGTAGACCGCGGCGAGCTGCGCGAGGCGTTCCAGCGGTCCGATCGGAGTGGGGCGATCCAGTGAGTTCGTCGTCATGGGCACCACCCTACGCGCCTTGCCACGAGTTGCCAATGGTGAGGCGGTGCCGATCTTTTCGGGTTCCCCGGGTGTAGGGTGACGTCGATGCGAACGCCCCTCAGACTCCGAGAGACTGAGGGGCGGCGCGCAGCCTGTGAGCTACCGGAGGAGTGTATCGCATGCCACGTCCCACCAAGTTCGACGCGCTGGTCTACGCGCGGGACCGGATCTGGCCGACCAGCGCCGAGCAGCTGGTCACCGTCTGGGAGGTGACCGCCGCGTACGGCCTGGGCGTCGATGACACCCGGGACGCCCGGGACGCCCGGATCGCGCTGGACGTGCGGGACTTTCTGCGCGAACAGCACCAGTTCTGGTTGCGTACGCGGATCGGTGCCGAGCCGATCAAAGAGGAGTTCCTCCCCCGGTTCGGCTACTACCCGGGCGGAAAGTTCCCGGACGGTATCCGGCAATGGCCGGTGGGTGCGGTGCTGACAATCCTGCGTCGTCGGGCGATGATCAAATGACCAACCCCGTTGACCCGTACCTCTGGCTGGCGGAACGCGGAATCCCGCGAGGGATTGCCGAACTGGCCGACCCCCAGATCGTGGACATCGGTCTCCAGTTCACCCTGCCCACCCTGGACGGTGAACCGTTCGTTCAGACGCTCGTGCGGGAAGAACTGCGGGAGACCGCCGGCGGCACCCTCCCGAAGTACCAGTCGCCCGCCGGGCGCGTCGCCGTGTTCCGCCCGGTGCCCCGCCCGGACGCCACTCGGATCGCGATCGTGGAAGGCACGAAAGGCCACCTGGCCGCCGCCGCCTACGCGCCGGAGGACACCGAGGTCTGGGGTCTGGCTGGATGCCAGAACTGGGGCCGGGCCGGGGTGCCACTACCCGAGCTGGCCGCGGTGGCCGGACGGGACGTGGTGATCTGTTTCGACGGGGACCTGACCCGTAACGCCGACGTCTGGCACGCCGCGCACGGTCTCGGCGACACCCTCGCGTCGATGGGCGCGCTCTCGGTCCGGTGGGTGTACGGGATCCTGCGCGGCACCGCATCCCTCGATGACTATCTCGCCACCGTGGCCGAACCCGCCCGTGCCGGCGTGCTCACCGGCTACCTGGCCAGCGGCAAAGGGACGCTGGGGCGGGCGCCGGCGCGCCGGGAGAAAGAACCCGAGCCCACCGAGCGGGACATCGACGCGGACGAGTTGACGGTGGCGAAGGCGTTCGCCAAGCAGTTCGGCGACCAGGTGCGTTTCGACGCCACCACGGAACGGTGGCTGGTCTACGCCAGTGCGTGGCATACCGACGGGGCGGGCGCCGCGGTCAAACGCATGTACCACCTGCTGGTGGACGGGATCGTGCGGCCGATGGGCACCGTGACCGCACCGGGAGGGATCACGATCAAGCGGGAGGAACGGCGCTGGTCGCGATCGCGGTCGGTGCGGGACGCCGTGCTCTCGATGGCCGGTGCCGAAGACCCGGTGACCCACTTCGGGGACTGGGACACCGACCCCTACCTGTTCGCCTGCCACAACGGCACGCTGGACCTGCGTACCGGCACCATCCGGGACAGCCGACCCGACGATCACATCACCCGCCTGGCGGGCACCGGCTGGGACGATGACGCCACCTGCCCCGAGTTCGAGCGGTTCCTGTCCGAAGCCCTGCCGGACGCGGACGTGCGGGGCTACCTACAACGCGTGCTCGGCATGGCGCTGCTGGGCAAGGTCACCGACCACGTCTTGCCCGTGCTGATCGGTGAGGGCCGCAACGGCAAGGGCACGCTGCTGCGCGTCATGCTCGCCGCGTTCGGCAGCTACGGGACCGGGGTGAACCGCAACCTACTGATCGAGCAGCGCAACCCCGGACACCTGACGGAGTTGATGACCTTGAAAGGCAAGCGGCTGGCGGTCACCCAGGAGACCAACCAGCGCTCGGTCTGGGACGTCACCCGGATCAACACGCTGACCGGTGGGGACGCGATCACGGCGCGGGGGATGCACGAGGACGAACAGACCTTCGAGCCCAGCCACACGCTGGTGCTGGCCACCAACCACCGGCCGTCCGTCGCCCCCAACGAGTCCGCGTTCTGGTCCCGGTACCGGGAGATCCCGTTCACCGTGTCGTTCGAGGGGCGGGAAGATACCGGCCTGGCCGACCGGATCGTCACGGGCGAGTTGCCCGGCGTGCTGCGGTGGCTGGCCGCCGGTTACACCGAGTACACGCATCGCGGTCTCGATGCGCCGCTGGCCGTCCAGCTCGCCGATGTGGCGGCCAAGGCGGAGGCCAACGCGTTCTCGATGTTCCTCACGACGCACTACATCGTGACCGGTCTGGAATCGGACATTATGCCGACGAAATCGGTCTGGGCGAAGTGGTCCGCGTACCGGATGACGGACCGGGACGCAGCCCAATGCCCCCCGAATCAGATCCAGCAACTCAAGCGTGCCCTCGTCAGCCATGACCGCCGCCTCGTCAGCGGACCCAAGAGGGAGGCGGGTGCGACGGTGGTGGGCCTGCGGGAGGCCGGTCCGGCTGACGAGGTGCCTGACGAGGATGCCCCGGTTCCTGACGAGGAAATGACGAGGACTGGTCGGTCACCAATACCCTTGGTGACCTGCGAAAACACTACTAATCCTGACGAGGATGACGAGGCTGACGAGAATAAAGAGCTAGCAGTTAAGGCAGTAGATACAAAGACCCAAAAGCAAGATCAACAAGAGTGTTCTATATCCGTAGGAGCAGCCCAATGCGAATCCTCGTCAGCCTCGTCAGCTCGTCAGGCGGTAGTGATCGACATCGAGGGCCCGGACGTCACCGCCCGGTGGGATGACCGGGCGGAGGGCTACACCCACCTGGTCGGTCTGCGCACCGCCACCGGGGCCACCGACACCGCCGGGTCACCGGGCGGGGTACGGGCCGGGAACGCCGCGGCCGCGGCGATCGTCGGAGCGTCACCGATGGTGATCGGGCACAACCTGATCTCCTTCGACCTTCCGGTGCTCGCCCGCCAGTTCCCGGACGCCGGTATCGACGTGCTCGCCATGACCCGGGACCGGCGCGTCCTGGACACCATGGTCATCGACGCCACCCTCAACCCCCCGGTGCACGACGGACGGCCCGGGTTCGTGGAACGCGCAGCCCAGGCGTATTCGCTCAACGCGTCCTGCGAGCGGCACGGCATGCCCGGCAAGACTGACCACCTGCCCGCGCTGGCGGCCTATCACGGCGGGTTCGACCGGATCCCCGTCCAGGACCCCGCCTACCGGGCTTACCTGGCCGGTGACCTGGACGCCACCGCCCGGCTCGCCCAGGCCCTGCTGCCGGGCATGACGGACTACGCCTGGCGGGAACAGCGGGTGGCCGCGATCGCGTCCGTCATCACCGACACCGGGATCATGGTCAACAAGGCGCTGGCCACACAGCGCCACGCCGAGATCGCGGCCCGGCGGGTGGCGCTCACCGAGCACCTGGTCACCCAGTACGGCATCCCCACCACGAAGGCGGACGGCACCGAGTCCAGCAACCCGGCGGCCACCCGGGACGGCAAGGCTGCGATCGAAGCCGCCTTCCGCGACGCCGGCGTTGCGCCCGCCCAGCTGCCCCGTACGCCCACGGGAGCCTTCGCCACCGGACGCGAGGGCATGGAGGAACTCTCCGCCGCGTACGCGGGCACCGAGCGGGTCACCGACCTGTGCCAGGTGGTGGCGGACATGTCCGGCCTGCGCACCGTCTACGGCACCGCGCTGGACACGCTGCGCGGGGACGGCGCCTGCCACCCCGGTGTGGCGTTCTTCCAGGCATCCGGACGCTGGAGCCTCACCAAGCCCGGCATGACCGTCTACGGCAAGCGCAACGGGCGCGTGGTGGAACGCGAGATCTTCGTCCCGCGTCCCGGGCACGTGCTGCTCACCGCCGACCTGTCCCAGATCGACGCCCGGGCCATCGCCGTGCACAGCCAGGACCCCGCCTACATGGCCCTGTTCGAGCCCGGCACCGACTCGCACGACGAGGTGGCCGCGCTGATCTGGGGTGAATGGGACCGCGCCAGTGGCCACCACCCCATGCGGGAGCCCGCCAAGAAGTGTGCCCACTCGTACAACTACGGGGTCGGACTCGACACCCTTGCCAAGAACGCCAAGGTGCCTCTGGAGATCGTCCAGCAGTTCGACGCCACCATGAAGGCCAGCTTCCCGGTTCTGGTCACCTGGAAAGACTGGATCCGGGAGCAGGCCAAGAGCGGAGAGCCGCTGGACAACGGGTTCGGCCGCAAGCTCTACGTCGACCCGGACCGCACCTACACCCAGGCGCCCGCGCTGATGGGCCAGGGGACCGCCCGGGACTTGATGGCGGAGACCATGTTGCGCCTGCCGGACTGGGTGGCCCGGATGCTGCGCATTCAGGTGCACGACGAAGCCGTCTACGAAGTGCCGACCGGGCAGGTGGACGAGGTGACCGCGATCGTGCACGCCGCGATGAACTTCGAGTGGGCGCCGCTGCCCGGCATGCGGCCGATCCAGGTCACCGCGGAAGTCAACAAGCCCGGTGTGAACTGGATGGACTGCTACACCGATTGATCGGAGCGCGAACATGTGGCATCACCTGGTAAGATCGAGCCCGTGAACCAAGGACACAAGCCCGTGCCGGACGGCCTGCTGACTCGCGAGCAGGCTGCCGAGCGGCTGGGCGTGTCGGTGCGCACCCTGTTCAACCTGCGCGCCACCGGGCACATCCCGGACGAGGCGGAGCGGCACCTACCCGCTGACCGGCAGCGGATCTTCTTCGACCCGGCGGTGCTGGACCGGCTCGGCGACGTGCGGGCGATCCGCACCATCGAGGCCGCGGCCCGCCGGGAGCGGCGCCAGCGCGCCGGTATGGAGGATGATGAGCAGGTGCCCGTCATGACGCGGCACCCAGTGAGCGGGAGGCCGATATGGCAGTGAGCAGGTTGCAAGCGGGCAAGGGCCGCAAGCTCTGGGATTACTGGCTTCACGGCGCTGGCGCGGCGAAGATCGGCTGGGGCACGCCCGGCGACTACAACCGCGCGGTGGCGCTGCTGAGCAAGTACACGCCGACCGGCGCGCACGGCCTGGCCGCCGAGCTGCACCAGGCGGCCACCGGCATGTCTACCGCCGAGCACGCCAAGCTGCTCAAAGGCAAAGCGGGCGGCTCGGCGCACAGTGGTGGCGCGGCCCGCACGGCGGCTGTGATCCGCACCCACCTGGGAGGTAGTTGATCATGCCTTCGCAGCGGTCACGGGCGTTGAGACAAGGACCATTGACGATCAGTGAACGTGCCGCCCGAGCTGCGGATATCATCGTTCGGCACGAGCACGGCGAGACGTTTTCGGCCATCGGCAAGCGATACTCGATCAGCTCGCAGAAGTGTCATGAGATCTATTGGACCAACATCAAGGCGCAGCCCGCCAAGGCGGTGGACGAGCACCGGGTCACGATGGTGCGCCAGTTCGACGAGCAGGAAACGATGATCCGCGAGCTGCTCACCAAGAAGCACTACGCGATCAGCGAAGGCCACCTGGTATACCTGCGCGAAGGTGAACCGCCGCTGGAAGACGACGCGTTCGCCTTGCAGGCGTTCAAGTCCCTGCGCGACGTGTGGGCGCAGAAGTCGAAGCTGCTCGGTCTCAACGCGCCGGACAAGGTGCAGCAGACGGTAGAGGTCTCCACGGTCACGCAGCAGGACCTGGCGATCCGGGAGCTACTCCAGCAACAGAAGGCGATCAACAAGCAGTCGCGAGAGGACGTCCGCAGTGACCAGTGACCGGGCCATCAAGCCGCTGCCCGCGACGCAGGTGCCGCACGCGTCCGAGACGATCGCGGCTGTCATCGCCGCGCTGCTGGAGCGTCACTACCCGGACAGCGTGGCCACGTTCACCGAAACGGAACTGGTCGCCACCCGCCGGGTCACGTTCACCGAGCACGCCAACGGCAGTGTCACAGCAGGGATCACTGCCAATGCCAGCGGCTGATACCCTCGACGCCGAGCCGGTCGCTGACGTCGGGACCGTCGGTGACCGGCTCGCTCGCGCGCTGGATCACATGCTGGAGTTTGAACCGCTGCTCGACGATCCGCGCGGCCGCCGGGCACTGTCCGAAATGGATCCGCTGATCTTCGCGTTGATCTACCTGCCGCACCACCTGCGCTCACCCGACACCGACCACCACATCACGCTGTCGGAGTTCCATGAGGACATCATCGACAAGGCTCTCCAGTGGACGGTGCCCGGCACTGAGCCCGCGCAGCATCGTGACGTCTACGTCGCGCCGCGCGGGTGCGGTAAGACGACGTGGTTCTTTTTGATCTTACCGATGTGGGCCGCCGCGCACCGGCACCTTCGGTTCATCGTCGCTTTCTCCGACGCGGCTACCCAGGCGGAGACACATCTCGCCACGTTCAAGCATGAGCTGGAGACCAACGCCGCGCTGCGCGTGGATTTCCCTGACCTGTGCAAGCCCGCACGTCGGCAGTCCGGCGCGCCGGAGGCAGACAACCAGGCCATGTTCATCTCGGCGAGCCGGTTCGTGTTCGCCGCGCGCGGCATCGACACCAAGTCGCTGGGCCTCAAGGTGGACGACCGGCGTCCGGACATGATCATCATGGATGACATCGAGCCGCCGGAGGAGAACTACTCGCCGACGCTGAAAGACAAGCGCCTGGGCGCGATCGTCGACTCGGTGCTGCCCCTGTCCGTCTACGCCCGGGTGGTGATCGTGGGCACGGTCACCATGGCGGGATCGGTGATCCACGACGCGGTCAAGGTGATCACCCAGCCGAACGACGAGGACCCCGCGGCCTGGGTGCGCGATGAGAACTTCCGCGTGCACTACTACCCAGCGATTCTGGTGGACGAGGAGGCCGGCACCGAGCGCTCGATCTGGCCAGCCAAGTGGTCGCTGGCGTGGCTGCTCTCGATCGCGCACACCCGGTCGTTCTTGAAGAACTACCAGAACGACCCGATGGGCGCGGACGGCGCGTACTGGGCGCCGGAAGACTTCCGCTACGGTGACGTGCCGGACCTGACCGCGATGGTGCTCACCATCGACCCCGCGGTCACCACCACGTCCAGGTCGGACTACACCGCGCTGGCGGTGATCGGCTACTCGCGCGTGCACGGGCAGGCGGTGGTACTCGGCGTGTGGAACCGGCGCGTTCCGCCGGGCGCCCAGTTGCGCGCGCTGGTGTTGCAGATCCTCGAGCAGTTCCCGCTCATCCGGGGTGTGATCATCGAGTCGAACCAGGGTGGCGACACCTGGAAGTCGATCCTGCACGATCTGCCGGTCAAGATCAAAGCCATCCACCAGTCCGAGCCGAAGGAAGTGCGGGCCGCACGCGCGCTGGCGCACTACCAGCGCGGCAAGGTGACGCACGCCCAGCGGTTCCGCCACGCCGAAGCGCAGATGGTGGGCTTCCCGAAAGCGCCGCACGACGACATCGTCGACGCGATCGGCGCCGGTCTCGATCTATTCTTGACCGCGAAGCGACGGCCCGCGGCGTCCGCCCGGTCGGCCAGCTATGTCTAGGAGACCACGATGACCATTCCGGGCGCAGCCGGTGGCAGCACCGACCCGAACGCGATCAGCCGGGAGAACCTCGCCGTGGGCGCGGCGAGCGTCGCGAACTTCCCGCGCGGTCCCGGCAACGACCAGGACGGCACCGACGTCGGGATCGCGGTGGACGCGATCCGCAAGGGCAACGTCGCCTACAAGCAGGCGGGCAACTACTACGACGCGCGCACCATGGAAGCGTTCTCCTCGATCCGCATGCGCCGGGCGATCGCGCGTACCGGCATCGGCTTCCGCTTCAACTTCGCCAAGATCCCCGTCGATGCGGTCGCCAACCGCCTGGAACTGTCGGGTGTCTCGTCCATCGACCCGGACGAGCAGGAGACGCTGGATGATCTGTGGCAGCACAACGAACTGGAGTTCGAGCTGCCCAACCTGCTGCTGCGCGCCGGCGAGTTCGGGGACGCCTACCTGATCTGCTGGCCGTCGACAGACGCGGACGGAACGGGCGATGGCCCGTACTCGATGATGGACGTGCACTACAACTCACCGCTGACCACCCGCGTCTTCTACGATGAGGAGAACCCGCGCGTCAAGCGCTTCGCCGCGAAGATGTGGAAGATCGGCGAGCGGTTCCGGCTGGATCTCTACTACACCGACCGGATCGAGTGCTACGTCTCGCGTGCGTCGCAGAGCACCATCACCGGTACCAGCGCACCGCAGAAGGCCACCCGGGACAACTGGCAGCGCTACATCGACCCGAACGCGCCGGAGGATGACCAGGAGTGGCCGATCCCGAACCCGTTCGGCGAGATCCCGGTCTTCCACTTCCGCAACCAGCGCCCCTACGGCATGCCGGAACACCACGGGTTCTTCGGCCCACAGGACGCGATCAACAAGCTGATCATGTCGCACATGGCCAGCGTCGACTACCAGGCATTCCCCCAGCGCTACGCCCTGGAAGCCGCGGCCGATGCCACGTCCGAGCCCGCCGAGTCGGACGAGGACGAGTTCTCTTTCTCCATGCAGACCGGCAAGACTGGCGTCTCGGGTGCCGATCCGCGCTCCCAGCTCAACGCGGACGCGGGCAACGTGTGGTTCCTGAAGGGCATCACCGAGGTCGGCCAGTTCGACCAGGCTGACCCGAGCGTGTTCACCGCGCCGATGATGACCTACCTGGAGTTCGGCGCGCAGATCTCCACCACGCCCAGCCGCATGTTCACGGTCTCCGGCATCACTCCGGCCGAAGGCACGCAACGGATGCTGGAGGGCCCGTTCGTCAAGAAGGTGCGGGACCGGCAGCGCGCCTACGGCGCCGAGCTGGCCAAGATGCTGACCTTCTGCTTGTCCGCGATGGGCCACACCGACCCGGATATCACCGCGCTGTGGGCGCCGGCGGAGGTCATCAACGACACGGCCGGGCTGGCCGTGCTGGCCGCGAAGGAAACGCTCGGCGTGCCGCGCCACCAACTGTTGCAGGAGGCGGGCTACACCGCGACACAGGTCAACGCCTGGCTGCGCTTCGGTGACGCCGATCTGGAGCAGCGGATCAACATGCTCTCCACGCTCTCGCTCGCTATGGCGCAGTTCGGGACGGCCGTCGTCAGCGGTTCGCTGTCAGACGAACAGGTCCAGGCGCTGGTGTCAGGCGTGCTGTCGGTCGACCCCACCCAAGACGAAGGCATCCCGGGCATGCCGCCGGAAGACCAGGGCCACGCCGAGCCGGACGAAGACGACCGGGGTGGCGTGCCGGACGACGACGCGGACGACACCGCGGCCATCGAAGGCGGCAACAATGGCTGACCTGGCGTCCACCCGCCGGGACGGGGACGCGATCATCGCGCTAGAGCATCAGGTGGTGCACGATGTTGGGGCGGCGATCCGGCGTACCGTCACCGGCCTGCTGAAAGCGATCATCGACGCGTGGCACGCGCTGATCGGCCCCGCGTCCGCCGTGCCGGTCACCGACGCCGAGCATGCCGCGCTGGTCCGGATCCAGGAGCAGGTGGTCACCGGCCTGGCCAACATCAGCACCACGGCCGCGGTAGCGCAGCTCCGCCAGGATGTCGAGCGCGCGGCCACGCTCGGTGCGCACCTGGGCGCGAACCAGGCAGGCATCACCCCGGTGCCGGTGACCGTGCCGCGCGACGTCTACGACGCGATCACCGAGCTGGACGGGGTGATTATCGCGCGTCTGGAGGTCGGCCAGAAGCTGGCCACCACGGCGGGCACCCTGCCGAAGCTCACGAACGCGATCGCGGCCGCCAACTCGGCGGCACACTACGCCGAGCGGGTCGGCACGGGCAGCGTGATGCGTGCGGCCAACATGGCGGTACACGCGCAGGCCAGGGCAGCCGGTGCCCGGGTGATGTGGGTGGCGGAGCGCAACGCCTGCCTGTACTGCCTCGCCCAGTCCGGCCAGCTCGCCGATGAGAATGGCGAGTTCGACGCCCGGCGCGCGTTCGGCGAGACGAAGCAGCTCCCGGTGTGGCCCTCGCCTCCGCTGGAAGCGCCGCCCCGGCATCCGAACTGCCGATGCCACCTGGTCGTCTACCTCGGTCACGAAGGCCCGGGCCTGTCCCTGCCGGAGGCGCTGCGCCGGGAGGCGCAACGCTCGGTGGTGATCGGCCTGGCGTTGCCCAGTGAGTCGGTGTCGCAGCGCACGCGCGCGGCCCGGCGCCTGGTAGAGGCAGGTACTGGCGCACCGAAGACCGTTCTGGCTCGAACCCGGAAGCAACTGCTGTCCGGGGTGTTCACCACCCGGTCCAGGTGACCGGCCCAACGAAAGGTGCTCGTGATGAGCAGCCCCACACCCACCACCCCGCCCGTGCCCACTCCGCCGAACACCACCCCGCCTGCTGGCGGTGACGGGGGCACCAACGACGGCAACGGCTGGACCGCACCGACGCGCGAGGAACACGATGCGCTGCTGGCGCGACTGACCAAGGTGAACGGCGAAGCCGCGAAGTGGCGCCTGCGCGCGAAGGCCGCGGCAGGCGAGGGCGATGGCACCGGCAACGGCACGCCCACCCCGAGCGCGGCCCCGGCGGCGAGCGGCAGCGCCACCGACAGCAAGACCGCGAAGGCGCTGGAACACCTCAAGACCACGGCGGTCAACGCTCAGGTGCGCGCGGAGCTGGCTTCGGCCGGGTTCCAGAACCCGTCGAAAGACCGGATCGCGCGGGCGCTGCGCATGATCGACCGCTCGGCGATCGAGCTGGACGACGACGGGGAGATCGACGGCCTGACTGAACAGATCGAGACGCTCAAGGCGGACTTCCCGGAATTCTTTACCCCGGCAGACGGTGACGGGGGCAGCGGCGGCAAGCCGCGCGCGGGCCGCGTCACCACGGCAGGCCGGGCGGGTGGTCCGAACACGGGCGCGCCGGGGGATGATGACTTCGCCCGGACGAAGTCCAGTGCCAGCCGCTGGGCGCAGATCGTGAACGGAGCGTGACCGTATGGACACCCTACTGGTGACGAACATCCTGCTGCTGATCATCGCGGTGCTGCTGTTCATCGGGATGGTTCCCACCTGGCGCAGGCCGTAGCGGCAGCACTTGGCACGCGTGTACCAGTGGCTTGGTACACGCGTGCTACCCTGCGAATGATCACCGCGCCCGGGTGGTGCAATGGTCAAGGCCCGTGATGGGCGATCACGACGCGGCACACCGTGATGGTTACCGGTCGGTAGCGATACCAACCCTCAACCACACAGGAGTGCGCTGTGCCCACCAATTACGACGCGTTCAACGAGCTGCCGGAGCACATGCAGCGCGAAGCGCTCATGCACGTTCCCACCCACGACGCGGGCGACATCCTCGATTACTTGCCCAGCGGCAAGCCGATCTATGCCCAGGCCGGTGGCGCGCCTCAGGATTTCACCGACTGGCTGCCGGAGGAATTCGGTTCCTCGGTGATCCAGAAGGTTACCCAGAACAGCGCCTGGGAAGCCTATGGCCAGCGGGTGCCGATGACCACCTACCTACGCAGCACCCCGCGTGACGGCGGAGCGAGCGCGCAGGCGATCTCCAAGGGTGGCACCTACCCCGAGGACAGCGGCGCCAACGATGACGTGCTGCTCACCGTGCAGAAGTTCGGTGACGCGTTCCGCATCGACGAGGAAGACATCGCCGACACCCTGGCCGACACGCTGTCCTCCAAGATGAACGCCTGGGGCACCAGCGTCGCGAAGCTCTACGACAACTCATCCATGGCGGTCTCGGCGGCCAAGTCGAGCTACACCGTCCCGGACGGTGGCCACCTGGCGTTCGACTCGGTGTACTACCAGCTCACCCAGAACGGCACCGGCACCGACTCCGCCTACGTCGGCGGCACCAACATCAACAAGGTGCTTCCGGCCAGCGCCAGCGGCACGCTGAGCTACTTCTACAACCTGATGTCCAAGGCCCTCGGTCAGATCGAGCAGAGCGATTTCTACGACGAAGAGACCCTGATCTGCGTCTGCCACCCGTTCTTCAAGGAAGCGCTGCGCGAGACCGTCGACGGTCAGGGCCACCCGATCTTCCAGGAGTCCAGCTCGGGGTTCCCGGGCGGCGGTCAGGGCGGCACCAACTACCTGCTGTTCGGCCACCCGCTCAAGCTCAGCCACGGCATGCGCCTGTCGGCGGGCGCGACCGGCGCGCCGACCGGCAACCCGCTGATGATGTTCGCATCAAGCAAGTACATGCTCAACGGCATCCGGTCGGGCCCCGAGTCGGTCTACATCGACGGGCGCAACGGCCTGGCGGCCCTGCAAGATCAGTCGATCCTGAAGGCCAGGATGCGCCGCGCGGCAGCCCCGGGCACCGTTCAGGCGTTCTCCATGGTCGAATGGCAGAGCGTCCACGTCGGCTGAGCCAGTGGCCGCCCGATGCCCAAGGGTCGGGCGGCCACACCCCGGGAAGGACTTGAGACATGCCAGAAATCATCCGCCACCAGCAGACCTACCGGGTTGGCCTCAACGCCACCGCCGAGAACCTGGTCACCGATACGCGCATCGAGAACCTGGTCCAAGACGCGGTTCAGCGTGGCCTGCGCCCGGTGGGCTCACCGGCCCTGGACGAACTGTCCGATCCCGTGGGACACCACACCGCGCAGCGGCACGCCGATGGCCGCCACGCCGACCGGCGCCCCCCGACCGGCTATCGAAGCGCCACCTTCGGTGTGGATTGCGTCAGGGCCGGTGAGTACGACTACGACGCCGCGGCGGAAGCACACACCGCGGCGCTCAACGGCGAGACCGGTGAGCAGGACGGGACCGCGCGCGGCTACGACGCCGAGATCGGCGAGAGCGAGACGCCGACCTACGACGCCACCGCGCACGACCACCTTGAGGGCCTGATCGCGGACAGTTCCGTCGGCGAGCAGGGCTGACATGGCGGTTCCGGGCCCCGGCAACTGGCCAGGCACGGCGAACACGTCGGGAACGTGGGCCGCGCCCGCCGACGTGACCGCCGTGACCGGCGCCACCGGGGCCACGGACGCCCAGCTCGGCATCGTCGGGTTCATCATCGACCTGTACCAGAACCACGACTACAGCAACTTCGCCAACGTCGGCTGGCGGGACGCGAAGTACCTGTGTCAGGCCGTGTGCTACGAGTACGTCTGGCTCCAGCAGCAGTTCGACATGTTCGTCCGCTCGGACATCACCGCCGAGATGGAAGGCCGCCGGATGGTGCTGCTCGGACCGGAGGCGCTGAAGCTCGGTCCGCTGGCCAAGCTTGCCCTGGACCGGGTGTCCTGGCGCCGGTCGCGGTCACTGCACGTCAAGAGCCCGTTTCAGGACGGTCTCTCGCCGATCAGCCCGAATCCGGACAGCGCGGCCAATGATGAGTACGAAGCCTGGACCAACTGGTCCACCGGCGCGATCAGCTTCGGGGAGTGAGCCATGACCGCCTACGTCGCGACGTGCCTGGCCAGCATCCTGCGCGGCACCACCGAGAATGCCTACGGCGACCAGGTGGATTCGGACACGCCCATCGCGCAGCACATTCCCATGTCGATCATCGAGGACACCCACCGGATTTTCGACCGGGTGACCGGCACCCCGCGCATCGTCCGCACGGTGGGCGGCTTCGCCCCCTCCAACACCGACGTCACCGAGGACGATCGGGTGCTGGACGAGACGCACGGCATCACCTACGTGGTCCAAGCGGTCACCCAGCAGCGCAGCTGGAGTTTCACGCCGGACATCGAGATGGATCTCCGGCAGATCAACAACCTGCCGGGCCCGACCACCTGAACATCAACTGAATAGGCCGCGTTGCCCCGTAAACGGGCAGGCCCGCACTACATCGACCGGTAGACGGAGGTGAGCAGCATGGCGACGGTCCGCGTCGTCTCGGAGTCAGGCGCGCTGGAGAGCATCCGCCAGAACGCGGACTCGTTCCTGAGCAACCAGCTCGGTCCCGACATCGCCAACGATGCCCGCATGCTCGCCCCGGTCGACACCGGGCGCCTTGCCAGCTCGATCGGCCACCACCTGGACGGCCACACGCTCATCGTGGAAGCCACCGCCTCCTACGCCGCGTTCGTGGAGCTGGGTCACCTGAACTTCGCCTGGGGCCACTTCGTGGAAAGCAACCCCTGGGTGGAAGCGCAGCCATACCTGCAACCCGCGCTCTACACCGCGCGGAGGTACTGATGAGCGCGCCAATTCTCTACGCGAACAGTGAGCTGGCCGCCGGCGCGTGGCTGGCCACCGTGCCGAACCTCTCGGCGGCCAACGTCGGCACCACGATGCCCAAGGACGTCACCACCTGGCAGGACACCGGGTTCGTGCAGTACACCGTGGTGGGTGGCTCGCCGAACGTCGACACCGGTCTGCGCATGCCGGTGATCATGTGCATGTGCTGGGGCCGCTACGCCAACTCGAACAAGCCTGCCTGGGGACTGGCCAACAACCTCGCCGAGTCGATCTACGCGGCCACCCGGTCGGAGGCGCTCTCCCACACTCTGCTCGCCGCGCCCAGCAACCGCGCCTATCCCGCGATCGCGATCAAGGAAGCGGTGTGCGTGGTGGAACCGCAGCGGGTGACCGGCGATCCCGGCGACGCGGCCCGCTACCGCGTGAACGTGCAACTGTTCTGGACGGAGGCATGATGGCCACCCCTGCCAAAAAGCGCAAGAAGCCCGCACCCAACACCAAGGCGCCCAAGGGCAGCTACGCGCTACCCGGCGGCGGCCCGGGCGGTGCGGACGCATACCCGATCAACACCAAGGCACGGGCGCGCAACGCGCTGGCTCGTGCGGCCCAGCACGCGACACCGGCCCAGCAGGCGACGATTCGCCGGAAGGTGTCGCAGCAGTTCCCCACCATCAAGGTCACCAAAAAAGGGAAGTGAGCCACCATGGCTTTCGGTATCGGGTCCCCCCAGCTGCTGGTCATGGGACCGTGCTCGCTCTACACCGGAGCGGTGGGTGTCGGTGAACCTGCCGACACGGCCGTCAACGTCGCGCCTGCCGCGTCTGCCTGGACCTACGCGGGCGACACGTCCGGCGGTCTCACCATCGAGATTGACCAGACCTACACCGAGCTGGACTCCGACCAGATCGTCGACTCGGCGGGACGGCGCCTCACCAAGCGCGAAGCCACCATCACCACCCAGTTGGCGGACGTGACGCTCGCCAACCTGTCACTGGCGCTCAACGGCGGCACCATCGCCTCCGGCGGTACCCCGCCCGGCAGTGGCTACCAGTCCTACGAGCCGAATTTCGCGGCGTCGGCCACCCAGCCCGGCTACATCGCGCTGCTGGTGGACGGCTGGTCCCCGAACGGGAACGGCTACAACCGCCGGTTCCTGGGCCGCAAGGCGCTGTCCACCGCGAAAGTCACCTACGCAATGAAGAAAGACGGCCAGTCGTTCTGGACGGTCGCGTTCAATCTCCACTACGTGTCCAGCACGGTTTCCCCGTTCCACTGGGTTGACCAGCAGTAACCACCGTTCGCCGCACCATTCCACCTTGGGAGTAGAAATGCTGGAATTCACGTCGAAGCCGTCCACCGAGATCCTGCGCGATGACCCGCTGTTCTCGGTGGACGGCACGGAATGGTGCATCCCCACCACGGCACCCGCCTGGGTAGGGCTGGAAATGTCCACCCGGTTCGCGGACGAGGGTCTCGGTGCGGCGCAGGTGTTCGCGCTGCGCACCTGCCTGGGCGAGGACGGGTTCGCCGCGCTGCGCGGCGCCAAGAGCATGTCGCAGGTAGACCTGGTGGCCATCATCAACGCCTGTGTCGGGCGGTGTGTCGGCCCAAAATCGCTCACGGAGCCGACAACCGCCTCCGCGAACTGACCTGGATCGTCCGCAACTGGGAGGAGGTGGAATCGGACATGTCGATGTTTCACCGGGTGGACGACTCCCCCGCCTACCCCCACGGTCCCCGGTGGTTCGCGCGTGCCGAGCGCCTCGCGCTCTACCCGGGCGCGGTCCGCGCGGCCGCGCAGCGCCAAGCCCAGGAGCGGCAACCCGAGTTCGGCGAAGACCTGCCTGCGGTACCCGCCGGCGCGGTGTTCAGCGACGAACTGGGCGTGGCGGGCTACGGCACCGTGGTGTCGCGTGACGGCACGCCGGTCACCCCGCAACCGCTGGTGATCAACGGGTCGCCCCGATCGAGGATGGTGAACGGTGGCTGACGAATCCGGCAAGGTCAAGATCGCGGCGGCGTATGTCTCCGTCGATGTCGAAGCCGACCAGGCATCGGTCGACGCCACCACAGCGGAGATCGCGGAGAAGCTGCGCGCGGGCCTCGCCGAAGCGGGCAAGGTCAAGATCCAGGCCAACGCGGACGAGACGTCGGCGGCGGAGGCTGGCGAGAGGATCTCCAGCGTTGCGGGGGACGCGGCGGGCAAAGTCAAGATCGGAGCCGATGCGGACGTCTCGTCTGCGGCCCGCGCGGGCGAAGAAATGGGTGCCGCAGCCGGTACAGCCGCGAAGGAAGCGGAGTCCGGTAGTGGCGCCGGTAGTTGGATGCCAACCTTGATCACGGCGGGCATCACCGCGGGCCTGCCGCTGGTGGCGGGCGCGGCGTCGATTCTCGGCGTGGCCGCGATCGGGGCGGTCGGCGTGGCCATGCAGCGCAAAAACCCGTCGATCGATGCCGCCTGGCAAGACCTGGTGTCGACGTTCCAGTCAGGCGCCACCGAAGCGTCCGGGGTGATCGACGGTCCGATCGTGGACGCCCTGGACAGTCTGAAGACCGTCGTCACCAACGCCGAGCCCGCGCTGGACTCGATGTTCCAGGGCGTGTCGGCGGACATCCCGGTGTTCGCGTCCGGGCTGGAGCGGCTGATCCAGGGCGCACTGCCCGGGTTCAATCAGATGGTCAGCGCGTCCCGGCCGATCGTGCAAGGCTTTTCCACGGTGCTTGGCGACATCGGCCAGGGCGTCGGCAGCATCGCTTCCACCATCGCCCATGACTCCCCGCAGATCGGCCAGGATCTCGCCAGCTTTGGTCAGGTGGCCAAGAATTCGGCGGTCGCGATCGGCGGCCTGGTGGACATCGCGGCCAAGCTCGGTGTGGTCGTCGGTCCGGTACTGGAGGGCCTGACTACCGCGATCGGGTCGGTGACCACCGGATTCGAGTCAAACAGCTCAGTGGTGTCGGTCGCAGCCAACGCCAACGATCTGGCATCCGGGAAGTTCCTCAACGTCAAGGCCGCCCTGGAAGCCGAGAGGGTTGCCGCGGACAACGCCAGCGACTCGATCACCAAGTACACCAACGGTCTCCAGCTGGAGGCGGTGAGCGCCGGGTTCACCGGTGCCTCCGAAACGATCGCCGAAGGTCTCGCTAAGATCGGGGACAAGGCGTCGGACGACACCGCCAAAGTGAGCGGTCTGGAGTCGGTGCTGGAAGCGCTGGTCAATCCGGGTGGCGCGGCGATCACCACGCTGGCGGGGATCACCACGTCGGAACTGGGCCTGGCCGACCAGTTGAAAGGCACCACGGGCCCGTTGGTCGATCAGGCCGGAAACCTGGACCTGACCAGTAAGCGGGGTGCGGCAGCGGCGTCCGCGATCGAGGGCATCGCCACCAACTACACCCAGTACATCGCTCAGGCTGAGCAAGCGAAGGTCCCGACCGACCAGATCAACGCCAACCTGGACAAGCAGTACACCAGCCTGCTCAAGACGGTCGAGGGCTTCGGCATGACCGAGAGCGCGGCCAAGAGCTACCTGTCCCAGCTCGGCGTCGTGCCCCCGGAGTTGCAGACCAACATTTCGACCCCGGGTATGGAGCAGGCGATCTCTGACGTGATAAACCTGCACGGGCAGGTTGTCGGTGTGCCGACCGATCACACCATCACCACGACCGCCCTGACGGCCAGCGCGATTCAGCAACTGAAAGATCTTGGTTACACCGTCACCACGCTGCCCAACGGGAACGTCACGGTGACCGCCGATACGGGCGGCGCGCGCGGGGAATTGAACAACCTGATCACCACGTACGACCACGCCACCATCACGATCCACACGGCGGTCACCGGCGGCGGGTCGCTGTCGAGCATCCTGCACGCCACGGGTGGGATCAAGCACGCCACCGGTGGACTGACCCCAGTGGCGCCCATCGCCCAGATCGCGCCGCCCAGTTCGTTCCTCACCCCCAACGGCGGCCAGGACGTCTTCGGCGACCGCCCAGACGTCAACGAGGCGTACATCCCGATGGACGGCTCCGCGCGCTCGGGTGCCCTGCTCGATCAGGTCAACGCGGCGATGCCGGGGCACGGTGGCGGGCACACGGTCAGCAACACCTACGCCCCCACCGTCAACATCGGCGGCACCGACCCCGCGCGGGTTGTCGCAGAGCTGCAATCCGAGTTCTCCTGGTACAACATGATCGGGAGGGCAGCATGACCACGATATTCGCGGCCGAAGCTCCGATGTGGACTATCGGCGGCCTGTCGTTCAACGCGGTGGACGACCAGGGCGCCACCTGGCGGGCCGGGTCAAGCCAAGGCTGGTACGACGACCCCGACCTCACCCTGAACGACCAGCTTGCCCCGCACAACCACGGTTCCTACTGGGCGAAGTCCTACAACCAGCCGCGCACGATCGTGCTGCCCGGCAGCTATGACGGCAGCAGCGTCGCCAGTGCCCTGGCCGCGCGTGACGCCCTGTCCGGGCTGTTCGCCGATGGGGGGCAGAAGACGCTCACCGTGGCCGACAACGGCATCACGCGCACCGCACTGGTCGGCAAGGGGGCCCGGTCGAAGATCACGCCCGTGGTCGCGAACCATTTCCTGTTCCAGCTCACCTGGCGCGCCAACGATCCCCGCAAGTACGGCACCCCGTCGGTGAACACGACCGGCATGGCGTCTGGTAGCGGCGGCCTCGACTGGATTACCGGCGGAGGGTTGAACTGGATCACCGGCGGGGGACTGAACTGGGGTTCCACGGTGTCCACCGGGCAGGTGTCCGCCACCAACACCGGCACCGCGGACACCTGGCCGACGTTCACCATCGCGGCCAACGGTGGCACGATCGTCAACCCGGCGATCACCGACGTATCCGGCAGCGTGATGAGCTTCGCGTTCACCATGTCCGGTACGGACGTACTGGTGATCTCGATGAACCCGTTGTCCCGCTACGCTCAGCTCAACGGCACCGACCGGATGGGCCTGGCCACCAGTGCCCAGTGGTGGGATGTCGCTCCCGGCGCCACCGACGTGGCCAGCTTCGGCGCCCAGTCTTTCAGCGGCACACCGTCGCTGACCATGTCCCTCGCACCCGCCTACTGGTAGGAGACCACGATGGCCGTCACCCCGGTCGCGACACTGCCCGCCTGGTCACTCCAGTCCCTGGACACCCAGCAGGTGGGCCGCTTCCACGACAACGCGTTCCTCACCCAGTTCGCCACCACCCCCAACTCGCTCACCCGCGCGGGCGTGATCCCATCGGTGATGACGGGTGGCCAGGCGGTCCCGGTCGACCTGTTCGTGTCCGCCACCGGATCGGGCCTGGGGATCCAGACCAACCCGGGCAATGCGGTGATCGCGGGCAGCGGATCCCCGACCAGCCTGCGCGGCCCGTACGTCGCCTCCAGCACATCCGTGGTCACCCAGACCCTGGATCCCGCGAACGCCACCAACCCGCGCATCGACGTCGTCTACTACCAGACGATCGACGGCACCCCGGGTGCCGGTGATGCGGGCACCACCGGCTCCTACATCGGCGTGGTGACCGGTACCCCGGCGGCCGCGCCGACCGTGCCCGCGCTCCCGTCGATTGGCGTGGTGATCCCGCTTGCCCAGATCCGGGTGGCCGCCAATGCCACCACGTCGGCCGGGCTGACGTTCACCGACGTCCGCCGCAGCGCCGGGCCGTCGCCCCGTTTCCTGCTGCCCGGGGACGCCCTGTCCGATCCGGGGTTCCGGTACGGGGAGCAACGGCAGCGGCGCCTAGGCACGTACGCGATCGGCGGATCCGACCAGATCGTCACCGACTACTGGGGCTTCGACAACGCCTGGCACGGCTGCAAGCCGCTCCCGTTGCCGTCCGGGCAGATCTCGGTGACGTCCACCAACTGGTCGTTCAACGTGGAGGCCAAGACCTGGACGCTCGCTATTCCTGATCCGGGGTGGGCGTACTACATCAACTTGAGCGCTTCCGCGTTCCGCCAGTTCCCCGGTGGCTCTGTTTACGCACAGTTGTTCTGCCACCTCACGTCCGCGATCACGGGAACGACGATGCGGGAATTCACCGCTGACAGCAATTCTGCCGGGCTCACTGCGGCGATCAACGGTGAGATCTGGAATGGCGCTCTGGGCACACCGTTCAACGGTGCCACCAGTATTTGCGTAGGCAACAACACCGGCATTACCACCGGTACCCTTGCTATGAACAGCATGTGGTGTTCCGCGATCGTGATGCCGGTCTGATGGCCGACCCGGGGTACTACGCGCTGATCTACCAGACCATCACGGGCAAGGTGGTCAGCGCGCCCCTGCCGGACGCGAACCAGACCGAACCCACCTGGCTCCAGCAGATCAACAACCCGGGCATGATCACGTGGCGGACCATTGTGGACGGCACGGTCCTCACCAAAGAGCAGCTCATCACCTATCGGCAGGGGGAATGGCGATTCGGGCTGGCGCTGTGCTACGGCACCGGTGGCCCGAACGACTTCATCTGCCAGGCCGGGCCGATCACCGCCAGCCTCGACATGTCGGAATCCCCGCCCATCGTCCAGTTCGGCGCGGTCGGGTTCTGGGGATTGCTCAGTGCGTGCTACCAGGTGAACCCGACCTGGAACGGGTCGAGTGTCGCCTCCGCCACCGGCGGCGCGGACACCACGTACAACTCCAGCCTGCAAGGCATCGCGTCGCTCATGGCCACCGACGCGATCACGCCCTGCGCGGCGATCGGGCGCGGCACCCTCCCGCTCGATGTGCCCGCCCCGATCGCGGGCGCCAGCACACGCACCTACTTCGGCTACGAGTTCGCGTCCACCGGGCAGCGATTGTCCGAGCTGACTCAAGTCCAAAACGGACCGGACGTGTTGTTCGTGCCCTACTTCTCCGCTCCCAACACGATCCGGCACGCCATGCTGATCGGCAACCCGACGCTGACACAGCCGGGCGCGCCACTGGTGTTCAACTACCCAGGCTCGGTGCGCACCATCCTCACCTCCCGGGACGCGAGCCGTCAGACGTCGTTCCAGGTGGCGATCGGTAACGGAATGCAAGATCAGGCGCTCTGGGGCTCGGCACTGGACACCACGCTCACCGGCCTGGGCTGGCCGTCACTGTTCGCCGACGACACCTCCCACACCGACGTCATCGACCAGGCCACCATCAACACTTGGGCGAGCAGCGACCTGGCTGCCTACAACCGTCCGATCGAGACCTGGGCGACGGTCGTGCGGATGGACGCCGATCCCCGGTTCGGGACATACACACCGGGCGTAGTCGCTAACTACAATGTGCAAAACCACCCGTTGAAACGGGACGGCCTGTACGCTCAGCGGCTGGTCGGGTTCGGCAGTGGTGCGGTGTCTTCCGGCGGCGCGGCGTCGGTGACACCGGGTGTCGGGGAAATCATCCACATCCTGCAGACCACCGCGGGACTGATCTGAGGGGCCACCGGCATGATTGAGGTAGCGCTGAGCGGGGCAATCTCCGTGATGATTGCCGCGCTCGGCTACGCTTTCAAGACGAGAGCGGACGCCCAGGGCTGGAAGACCAGCTACGAGCGCGAGAAGGACAGATCGGACGCGTACGCCAAGGCGGAAGATATGACCAAGCTCGGCACCATCATCGGTGCGGAATTCGCCAAGGCGGTCGGCAAACTACCACCACCCCCGGGGGTGTGAGGCATGGTGCTACCGAAGTGGATCCGCCGGCACGTGGTGTCCCCCGACGTGCGGGAAGCCCTCGAGGGCAGCAAAGAACGCGCCGCGCACGCGGAAGAGTTCCGTGCCGAGATCGAGCAACGGTCCGCTCCACTGCAAGAGGTGCTGCGCAAGAATGGCTTCGAGAAGGCTGTCTTGGCCACGTTTCAACGGAGGCACGCATGAATAGCACCGCGATCACCTACGGTGCGGAGGGTCTCTGCCTGGTGCTGGCGCTGCTGTTGCAATGGGCCTACACCTGGGGTAATGCCTGGTATGAATCCCGGGTGGGCCGCGCGCTGGTCACCCTGGCCGGGTCGATCGAAGTCATCGTCGGCGTGGCGATCCTGCGCCGCGTGTTCTCCTGGGGGCCCTGGGCGGGCATCGTGCAGCTCGGGCTGGTCGTCGTGGCGCTGGCCGCGCTGGATATCGCGTTCCTGCGGGAACGCCGGTTGCAACGGCGGTTGCAGACCGCCACCAAGAATCACCGAATCGAAAGGTCCGAATGATGAATATTGTCCAGGAAGTCGAGAAGTGGGCGGAAGACCTGTGGGCCGCGATTCGGGAACACGTCGCCCCGGACGCCGAGAAGGCCGCCAAGGCCGTGCTAGACGACGGCAAGGCCCAGGTTGCCCAGCTGGCCCAGCAGGCGGCTGACGACGCCAAGGCGGACGCGGCGAAGGCCGCCGCCGGTGCGGCCCAGGTGCTCGGTGACGCGAGCCAGGCCACCGGCGGCATCGGTGTCCCGGACCAGGGCGCCAACCCGGTCGCGGGCTAAGCCGGACAGGAGGACGAAGGCCCGGCCGGGATACGGTCGGGCCTTCTCTGTGCTGGTTGCCCGGTCAGCCTTCGCGCGAGCCTCTCCACGAGGTATCACCCACCATTGCCGTCACCTCCTGCCTTGATTTGATTGGCCCTGTTTGTGGCCTCCTGGATGTACGCCTTGGCGGATCCGGCTTCTTCGACCACTGCTGCGTAGTCGCCCTCCTGGTAATCGGACGCGAGTGCCACGTTGGCAGCCAGAGCACTTTGGAGGTCCCCCTTCATTTCGCTGTCGGGGTTGGAAGAGATGCAGTTGGTCCACACCGCCCCATCAGAGCTGCCGGGTGCGAAAACGCTGAGATCCAAATCCGTGTCTGCCGTGCCCCAGGCAGTCAGCATGTCATCGCCACAACTACCCAACCAGTCCTGTTCTTGCTGGGCCAGGCTTTCCGTGGCGACCACCGCTGTCGTAGGGGCTGATCCCGGAATCACGTTCGTGTTGACCGGTAGGCCACCGCACGCGCTCAACCCCGCCACGATCGTCGCCGTGGCCACACCAGCCAGTGCCAGCCTTGTGAAAAGTTTCACCAGCGGTCTCCTCGTCCACTCGTGTTGCCGGGCTTGCCGGGACGGCCCGGCCCGGTGTGGTTCCAGATGAACGTCTGGCGGGGCACGTGCACGAACCGCGCGCCCGCGTCCAGCATCCGCAGCCAGCAGCCCCAGTCGTCGTAGTCGCAGCCCGCCGGGGCGCCGAACCCGCCCGCCTTGGTGAGCAGCGCCGTGCGCGCCAGGCTGGTGGTCTGGATATAGCTGCGTGCGCGCAGCGTGGCCGCGTCGAACGGCCGGAAGTACATCGGCTCCAGCGACACGAACCGGGGGTTCTGCGGAATCAACGGCACCGAGTACGCCACGTCCGCGTCGTGGTCCCGCACCGCTTCGCGCAGCTCTTGCAGGTGATAGGGCAGCATCGCGTCGTCGTCGTCCAGCATGGCGACCCACTCGGCCTCCGCTAGGCCGATACCGGCGTTCTTGGTGACCGCGGCGCCGGCGTGTTCCTTGTCGGTCACCACGATGATCTCGCGCGGCTGGTAGGTCTGCTGGTCCACCGAACGCAGCGCCCGCTTCAACTGTTTCTCCCGGGTGGGAATGTGCGCGATCACCACCGTGATGTCGCTGGCCGGATTCAGGCGGTAGCGCATGAGGGCACGTCCAATCCGAGCGCGGCCTGCCACAGCCCGATGTTGCCTTCGATCGTGTTGCGCCGCGCGGTCTGGATCCCGCCCGCCACCAGTTGCAGACGGACCTCCGGGTCACGCAACCTGCGCAGCACGGTCGGCAGGTGCACCGGGTCGCCCAGCAGGATGCCGTCCACGCCGTGCCGGACGAAGCTGGCATATGGGCCGACATCGGCGGCGATCGGCACGATGCCCAGCGCCATGCATTCCAGTGCCTTGATCCAGCTCTTGGACTCGTTGAACGTGGTGCGCGCCAGCGGGATCACCGACACGTCGAAATTCAGGGAGCGAAGATAGTCCTCGGTGTTGTCGATCCAGCCGGTGACGATCGCGCTCTCCAGCCCGTAGGCTTTCCCGCCGAACACGCTGAGCGTGTCCTCATGACCGGCGTTGACCGGCGCGGTCATCCACCGGTTGAGCGCCCGCACCCAGCCGTCGCTCCAGTCATCGACGTGGTGCCGCGATCCGCCCCAGCCCAGGTGCAAGTTCGTGGTGTCGCCTTGGCGTAGGTAGTTGTCCGAACGCAGCGTCCAGGCGGGGATGAAGTTGGGCACCACGGTGATCGGTGCGTCGGTGAACTCGGCGACCACCCGGGACAGCGGGGCGGTGGACACCACCACCCGGTTCGCCACACCGATCGACTCGGCGAGCACCGTCGCGATCTCCGGTCGCCCGTACCACCAGTGCGCCGGGTTGTCCGGCGGCATGTGCCACAGGTCATCATCCACTTCGAACACGGTGGTCACCGCGTCCGACTCCGACATGCCTCGCCACAACGACAGCGGGCCCGGCAGGTGCACGCGCGCGCCCACCACCACCCCGTCCCGCATGTTCTCGGCAGGCAGCGCCTGGCCGACCGTCACGTCATGGCCTTGTTCCGCCAGGACCACGCCGGGCTGCTTCGCGCGGTAGTACGCGCACCCGCCTTCGTCCGCAGTCCAGAAGTGGATCCTGGTCATGACGGGTCAGTGAGGGTGTAGGTCTGCCCGGGAGTCACGATCTGGTACAGCGCGTCCGACCCTGAAGTTGGATTGGTGGCGTAGACGTCCGGGAGCCAGCCATGGGATCCGGGGGTGCCGGACACGTAGCCGCTAACCGGCACGGTGACGGAATCTCCTCCGAAAGGGCTTGAGGTGGCGAAGGTCAACGTCCCGTCGTCATTGGCTGTGACTGTTGCGGAATCGCCTGCCCACGCTTCCAGCTCGGCGAGGTTGTCCCCCGTCCACTGGTACGCGGGGATTCCGTCGGGCCTGTTTGTCATGTAAAAAACAGTCATTACACACTCCCTCGGAGAAAGCAGCCGTATGGCTGCATGAGCACCAGTCCATTACCGCCGGTAAAGGATTTCAAGATCAGGGAAAGGCCGATGCCGGTCAACCCCAACCAGGGGGTCAGATCACACACGGTGGTATCGAATTGCCCTGAGAAATTGCTGGATACGAACGTCCCCACCTGGACGGGACTGGAAAATCCGTTGGTTGAGATCCCGATCTCCCACGTCGCGGTGCCGCCACTTGTCGCGGGATAGGAGAATGTTTGAAGCTGAATGCGCGGGTGGCTGACGTAGGGTAGAAACCCCGCGAACCAAGGCACGCCTATTGTCCCACCGAGGCCCGGTGCGTTGGTGGCCATTTGCTGGAAGCCCTGGGAGTCGCCGCTTGGCCACGATGCCGTAGAGCTTGGTCCGGTCGGGCCGATGAACGTCTGAAGCAACGGCACCGAATACCACGGGTACGCCATGCCGCCCAGCGGGTCGGACTGGAACAGTACGGTCCCCCGGGTGTCCTTGATCGCGCCGCCGGGCGGCAGGATCACCTCACCCACCGACGCGGCCGTCAGGCCTTTTTGCGACATGTTCTTGACCGTCGCTTCCAGGCGGGCGATGCGCGCCAGGATGTGCGGGTCTTGCGGGGTGGCAACCATCAGCAGAACCCGGTGGCGCTGACGGCGGCGTGCGCGAGTGCGGCGTCCACACCGAATTCGTCCACGTAGCCGGGCGCGTAGTCGGTGTAGTTCGCCGCGTATTCCGCGCAGGCTGACGCGTGCCGGTCGTCCACCACCTGCGCCCAGCTTGGCGGCATGGTGGCGCCGTGTGCGTGGAGGTAGGCGTAGAGCGCCTGCCCGGGGTCGGTGGCCAGCGCCACCGGCGAAGCCGGTGCCGGGGCAACCGGGGCGCCGGTGGGATTGGAGCCGGTCACCAGCGACACGATGGTGACGATGACCAGCACCACGAACACGGCGAAACCGACGAAGGCCGCCCCCATCGAGGCTGGGGGCCGAACCCGGCGGTGACGGCGCCGGGGCACGTAGACGAACGGGCCGGGCAGCGGGATACGCAGGCGGACAGGCATGTCAATCCGTTTCGGGGTAGTGGGCCGACCAGCGGTCGCGGGCCACCTCTGCCGCGCGGGCCCTGGCCTGGGTGGCGCACTCGGCGTCCCAGCGGGCCCGCGCGGCTTCGATCTTGGCTTCGGTGGCGGCGCTCTCGGTCATAGGACCAGTGTAGCCGCCTTGCCACAAGTTGCCAAGGGTTAGTTTTCGCGCCTTCCTTCGGCGATCTGGCGGAGCACTTCGGTCTGCTCCAGCAGTGCTCGAAGCTGTTTCTTAGTTCGCGGGCGGGGTGTCGGTCAGGTAGTAGGGGCCCGGCTTGACCGTGCCCGCCTGTGCGGTCTGCAACGCGGTCACCGACGCGGCGATCGCGGCCAGCGCACTGTTCACCGCTGGCACCCACTTTTCAATCAGCCAGCGCACCGACGCGTCAGAGAAGCGCAGCAGGTCGGACACTGCGGCGGGCGCGCCATCCCCGGCGTAGTTGCCGTTGGTGTCCAGATTCGGCACGGGTACCTGGTCGGTCAGTTCCATCTCGATCACTGTCCCTTTCGCTGGGTTGACTCGGTTGTTGATGTCGACAACCACGCCACCGACCACCGTCGTGGTGGGGGAGGCGGGGCCGTCCTTCGCCGATCCCGCGGTGCCCTGGCGCTGCCAGAACTCCACCAGGTCATCGGTGCCGGTGCGCGACGGCGCCGGGCCTGCCTGCCAGTAGCTCACCAGCCCCACCGAGCTCAGTGAGCGGCAGGCGTTGAGATAGACGCCGAAGCCGTAGACGCCGGTACGCGTGGCGCCGAGCGTGTCCGCGAACCCTTGCGCGTAGGCGACGCTGGCGGCGCTGGATTCGTTGCGGTCGTTCGCCGCGTAGATGATCGTCCCGGCGGGCAGCGCGGCGTAGGCAGGGTCACTACGTGCGGCGGTGGCGTTGTTCACGCCCGCCTGGTAACCACCGCTGGCGTCCGTGGTGCCGATCTCGAACACGCACCGCACCTGGACGCCGGCGCCGATCAGATCGTGCGCCTCCGCCACCGTGAGGCGCTTGCCCGCGCTGCCCCCGCCGATGTACCGGATCACTCCGGTGAACCCTGCCGCGCGCAGCGCCGCGCCGGATGGGCGTCCACCCGAGTAGTCCGCCCAGATTTCTGTCATCATGTCCTCCGTTCCCGCGGCAGTGAGATCCGCATCCAGTCTGGCATGGCATTCGGTCCATCACGGGCGATCCGGGCCGCGTCGTAGCCCTCCGCGTCCTGGCAGCGCTGGTAGTCACCGGCGGCCTGGCGGTTGTTGTTGAATCGCTGGATCTCCTGCCACGCGGCTTCCTCCGCCTGCGCCGCCCGGATCCGACCGTCCCGGTTCTCCTGGTGCTCCTGGTATTTCATGCCGCGCTCACCCTGCGCCCGGTGAGCCCGGCGGACGCGCGGGCCGCGACGTAGCGAACCTGGGCCTGCTTGGCGGACACGCACTCCCCGCCGTAGACCCCTTCGCGCGGATAGTCCACCGAGCCCAGTCCGTCCCGCCGGCACTGCACCACCACCGGGCAGACGGCGCAGTAGGACAGCGCGATCGCGATCCGGTCCACCGACCGGGCACCCCGGTGCGTGACGGTGAGTGCTTCCAGCTGGGTGAGCGGCTCGAACAGTTCCGGGTCGGCGTAGGCACACTCCGCCAGGTCACGCCAGGTCATGTCACCGCACCTTTCGGGAGGTTCCGGGCGAACACCGCGGTGTCGGTGACCGCGTGCCGCAAGTCCATTTCGATCGCCTGCTCTGCTGCGATCGCGCCCACCGACGCCGTGTCGCCATAGGAGTTGATCAGATCGTGGATGAGCTTGCGCCCGTACTCGAAGTGCTCCAGCGCAGCGCGCAGGACGAACACGGCTCTGTCGGATTCACCGTCCATTGCGGATTCCTTTGATCAGCTGTTCGCCGATGTGATGGGTGTACGCGGGCGGAATAGCCTGCGCCAGTTGGTCCCTGTTCATCCAATCGATGCCCATCGCCTCACGGCATCGCTGGGTGTAGCCCGCCCCACGAAGGTGGGGGTTCTGGTCGCGGTTACGCCAGTTCGGATCGCCGTGCCCGGCGGGGGAGTACATCTCGCCGGCATGGCTTCCGCACCTAGGGGCGGTCATGGTGACCGGCGACTCAAACAGCCTATGCCGTTTCACTTTGAGACCGAACGACGTTCCGCATAGTGTGATGCCGTCCAGCGGCGCACCCTCCACGTTCTCCACCACCCACGGAAGCGGCTGGCGCCGCAGTACGCGCAGAGTTTCGCCCAGCATCCAGGCCGTCCCGTTTCCGCCCGTGATAAGCGCCATCCGGGACCAGTCCTGGCACGGCGGGCTGGCGTGCACCGCGTCCAGCCGGGGCAGCCACGTCTCAAACAGCTCGAACGCGTCGCCCTGGTGGAACTCGAACGGGTAGCGCGGTTGCGGGTTGATGTCGAATCCGATCACCCGGAATCCAGCCCTGCGGTACCCCATCGCCGCGCCTCCCGCCGAGCAGAAGAAATCGCCCAGTACGGGTGCGTCCTCCGCCAGCGGGGGCAGGTCATCAATCATCATCATCGGCTACACGTCCAGCCAGTCGCAGTTCGGGTCGGGGCAGTGCCAGCAGCCTTCGCGAGCGTCCCAGTCCATCTCGGTCTCGCACGCGGGGCAGGTGGTGGGCGCTTCCTCGAAGGTCATGCCCTGATCGTACGGCCCAGATAAGCACTTTGGCAACTTGTGGCAAAGGTAGTTACGCATCTGTGACTAGGGCGAGCGGTCGGGGGGTGGTCTTATACTGGTACTCGCCGCACCTATGCCAGCGCGTCGGGCCAGACCACAGCCGTTGCAGGCAGACCGCGCGCGGCTCACCGGTCACCGTCACCCACACCGAATTCGGGAGGTGTCCGTGTGACCAGACGACACCCTCGTGCTCGGTACCGCACTCGGTCCAGGTCAGCACCGAACCGGCCGGTACCGGCATGACAGTCGTGACCGCGTTGTTGGGCGGCCCAACCAGGTTGCCGAGCTTGCGCAACGGGTAGTTCTGGCCGAACCGCTCGCCTTGGCGGATGCGCCCGTTGGCCTTGGCGGCTTTGGCCAGCAGCTTTTCGCGCTGCGCCCGAGTGCGGGCCAGGTAGCCGGGGTCGGTGTCCTCCGGCAGGCTCGGGAAGCGAAACAGGGTGCCCTGCACCTGGTGCTCGTCCATGATCACACGTCCGTCCAGTCGCAGAACGGGTCGGGGCAAACCCAGCCACCTTCGCGTTCGTTCCAGTTCATCTCGGTCTCGCAATTCGGGCAGGTGGGCAATTCTTCCTCGAAGTTCACGCTGAAATTCTACGTCTAACGGCAACTTGTGGCAAAGATAGTTACGCGTCTGTGACCAAGACGAGCGGGTCGGGCCAGCCGAAATCCCGTACTCCGGCATAGAGCGCGTGCCGGGCCGCGTCCGCGGCGTGCGGCAGGCCCCGGAACGCGCCCGGGCCGAACGCTGCGGCTAGTCGTTTGTCACTCGCCCACGGTTTCACCGCGGCGGCGGGGCGCAGCACGTGCGGGAACGAGACCGTGCGCACCGCGCCGATCAGGTCCAGCGTCGCCTTCGGTCCGGTGTGCGTCCGACGCCCGTTCAACCCGCGCAACACGAAGTCCTCGCATGCCACCAGCAACTGCCGGCGCGCGTCCGACGCGGCCCGGTTGACGATGCCCATCAGGTCACCCGGGCGCAGGCCCCGTACCTCCCAGGGGATCACGGTGAATCCGAGCGTGTCTGGGTAGTCCGGGTGCCACTGCACCAGCGCCAGGCCCGTCATGCCGCCCGGATCGATGCCCAGGATGTAGGTCACTTCTGGCCTCCCAGAACCTCGGTGTAGATGCGGGGGTCTTCCAGCAGCTCGGCGAGGCTCTTGGCCTTGTCGCGCAGCACGTTGCGGATCCGGCCTTCGATCGTGCCGGTGGCCACCACGTCGATGATCTCGATCGACTCGTGGATCTCCGAGCCGATCCGGTGTGCCCGGTCTTCTGCCTGGCTGGCCTCCACATAGGACCATGGCCGTTGCAGAAACACCACCGTCGACGCGGCGGTCAGGGTGAGGCCCACCCCGCCCGCCTGCGTGGTGGCCAGCATGACTTGGCGCTTACCCGCCTGGAACTCGTCCACGTGCGCGGAGCGCTCCGCGGCGCTCTGGCCGCCGATGATCAGGCCCGTGGTGTAGCCCGCCTTCTCCACCTGCGCGGCGGCCACCCGGATCAACTGGGCGGACGGGGCGAACACCAGCGTCTGCGCGTCCGGGCGCTCGGCGAGAATGTCCAGCAACGTGTCCACCTTCCAGCTCGGCATTTTCGGCGCGACGTGCACAGCCACCTTGTTCTGGCCGGTCTCCTCGTCGATCTCCTCGAGCTGCTCGGTGGTCACGTCACACGCGGAGGACGCTAACTGGATCAACCGGGTGAGCTGGGCAAGCGCGGTCATCACGCCGAGCTGCTCGCCGTTGTCCATCTCTGCCAGCATGTCCGATTCCATGTCGTCGTACGCCTTGCGATACTTCGGCGGGATCTCCACGGTGCGCACGGTGTAGACCTTCGGCGGCAACTGGGTAAGCACGTCAGCCTTGCGCAATGAGCGGTAGGTGCCCAGCAGGCACAGCCGCAACTCCGGCTCCCGGTCGTTCAACCCCACCACCACGTCTTCGTAGTCACCGGCCATCGTGGTCAGGTAGCGGCGCAGGAAGCGCTCCCGGGACGGCCAGGACGCGGCGTCGGTGGCGTAGAGGGTCGGCCACAGATCCAGGGCGTTGTGCGTGATCGGCGTGCCGGACAGCGCGATCACGATCGGGATCTTCGCCGCGGCCTTGCGCACCGACTGGGACCGGATCGCGGACGGCGACTTGATCCAGTGGCACTCGTCGATCACCAGCGCCTGCGCGCGCAGATCCAGCAACGGGTGCCCGTTGGCGCAGTGCGCGTCCAGGTCATTGGCTGCGGTGGCGTAGCCGACCACGTAGACGTCCGCCGTGCCCGCCAGGCGCCGGCGCTTGCTGATCGTGCCGCGCCAGGCCACCGCCGAGAGCGTGCTCCAGCGGTGCACCTCGTTCACCCAGGAGTCGATGACGCTGTTCGGGCACACCGCCAGGATCGGCGCGGCTGGTGGCAGCAGGCCCCGGTCCCGGCAGGCGAGCAACCCCAACAGGGCGGTGAGCGTCTTACCAGTGCCGGGGTCGTCAAAGATCAAACCCTTGCCGGTGGCCGCGATGACCCCGGCGCCCGCGCTCTGGTAGTCCCGGGGAGTGCAGCCGGGGCGCAGCTCCCGCGCGGAGGTGACCGGGGCGGTAGCCATGCGCCGCGCGATCTCGGCGGCCATTGCCGCGCGCAGCTTCGCCTGGGGCGCCCAGGGCAGCGACGCGGCCAACTGAACCTGCGTCGGCCAGGTGCTGGCGAAGGTCACCCCGCCCGCCGGTTTCGTCGGGTGCGGGGTCGCGGTCACGTCTTGCATCGCGGCGACGTCCGCCAGGTCGAACTCCCCGGACACCGGGATCAGCACCAGGCTGGCCGGGTCGGCGGTCAGCTCCGCGACAATCGAGCGGGTGGCCGTCATGACAATCCCCGGGGTGGCGTCTTGCCGAGCCCGGCAAGGTACTGGTTGACTGCCCTCCGGTATATCGCACCGTCCGATATGTTCTCGTCCACCCCGATGTCGTGCATTACGTCATACTGCCATTTGGGAAGCCCAAAAGACATTTCGATACGGTCCATTGGCCCCTTTGAATGTTTCTCCAGAGAGAGACGTGCTCGCTCACGCTGACGGGAGGGGCCCGACTTGACCCGGTCTTCGTTTGCCAGCGGGATTTTTCCGTATTTATCAATGGTCTTGTCTGCTTTGGCGTAGTCCATGGTAATCGCGAAGTGGGGCACGCCGTGCTCCACTTGCTTGACTGCCTGCGCTACCGACCCATACGTTGTGCCGGAGGGGCTACCGTATAGGTCACGTGTGACGCTGACCTTGTCGCCACCCGCTTGGACAAGTGCTTCTATTACCAAGGCAGATAGCGCGGCAGGTATGCGACGGTGCGCCAGCAGAATATCCGGCATTTCTCCAATCCACATTTTGGAGAAACAGGTATACCCCATTATCTCCCATGCTCGATTGGCTACCAACTTGCGGATGCCCGCTTCCATCTTTTTGTAGTTGCCTGCTACTTCGGCGAGCGTAAGCCGCGCTTCCTGTAGGTCCATGCCGGTTCTCCAGTCGGTTCGGGTATCGGGTGGCGGGGCTGGCCACGTGTCGCGGACCAGGACTAGCCTGTCCGGCCGATGAAATCCAGCCCCGCCGAATACGAAACGGCACAATCGGTGCGCCTGCCGGACATAGCCACCTTGGCCTCGCCGAAGCGGGTTGCGTGACCGTTGTCGTGTGCTGCCCGGATTCGAACCGGGATCTCCCTGGCCGAGGTGACCTCTCCGTTGGTCGACAGCACTCCCCGCTTTGACCGTAGCGGCGCGGACCGAACATCGGGGCCGTCGGCAAGCCCATCCCCTCCCGAAGGGGCCTATCAGCCGCCAGTCATCTGCTGGAGCAGCGCGGCCATGTCCGGGGACAGGTCCGCCGGGCCGGTCGGCGTGACGGTCGCGACTGGCACGTCAGCCAGCGGAGGCGCCTGGGTGGGCGCGGCGGTCTGCTGGGTGAAATCCGCGATCTCCCGCGACACCTCCGGCGGCAGTGGGCTCGACGGCTCGGGGCTGGTGGCCAGGCTGTCGGCCACCGCGGTCTGCTGACCGGTGTAGGGGTTCGCCTTGTTGCCCTCCGCGATCTGGTAGAGAACCTCCCAGCGGTTGGACATGGTGCGGTTGCGGTTCTGGAACTCGCCGGTCTTCTTGACCGCGATCGTGTCGCCACCGCGCGGCGCCGAATTGGCCGGGTAGCCCGCCGTGTGCATGGCGTCGTTGAGCTTCGTCCACAGCGGGCCGGAAACATACAGTCCCTTCTCCTCACCGGTGGCCGCGTCGATCACCGGGACCACCATCAGGAACTGCGGCGAGCCGTCGTTGCGCCACAACAGCGTGCCTTCCGGCGACGTGTTCTGGCGGACGTCGGCGTCCGAGACGTCCCGGGCCACCGTCATGACCACCGTCGTGCCCACCGGGGACTTCGAGGTGGGGTTGATCGACGGACCGGCGCCGGCGTTGGGCTGCTCGAACATGGCGGCCAGCGAACCGGCCACCGCGGCCTGCTTCGGCGGGGCGGGCGGGGCGGACGCGGTGTGCTGGGTGAAATTACTGGGCATCTGCTGGTAGCCGGTGGGCGGCGCGATCGGCGCCTGCTGGCCGTAGTTCTGCGCCTGCAACGATGCGAGCAGCGCCGTGAGCTGCTGCTCGGCATTGGGCTGTGTCATGTAGCTCTCCAGTGTCAGTAAGGGGTCGGTGGATAGTCCTGGTCAGCGCGTCGGCTATACGGCCAGGACTTCCACCGGTAATGCCCGTTCAGGATAGCGCGTCCGGCAAGTTGTGGCAAGCGCTATTCGCCGTTTTCTCTGCGCCGCTTCTCGCGCTCCAGCGCCCGGGCGTTGCGGTCCTTCAGCGCCTGGATGTCGCGCTCGTCCTGCGCGTCCTTGTCGTGCTGGCGCTGCTGCTTCTCTTCCTTGCGGTCCTTTTTTGGACATGACCATTTTCTCCTATTTCGTGACGGTGCCGGGGCACCCGATACCGGAACCATCGTGCGCGGAACCGGGCCGGTAAAACGGACAGAAATAGCATTCGTCGTGCGAGGGCTCCCGGGGGACGTCGGCGAGCTGACGTTCGCCACTGCGCACCTGCTGGGCTTGCAGCTTGCGCCGGGCGGTCTCAGTGAACGTGTCCACCAGCTCCGCCACCGCCGTGTTGTCGAACGCGTGCTCCCACACGTACAACTCGTCCAGAGTGGACCGGGTGCGCGGGTAGGCGAGGATCGCCACCCGGGTCACCGGCAGTCCCTGGCGCAGGAAACCCAGGCCGTAGAGATAGAGCTGACGCCGGTACTTGCGCGACGGGCCTTCCGGGCGGCGCACCTTCGCCAGGCTCGACTCACCCAGCACCTTGTGATCCAGCACCGTGGCGGTAGACCGGTCGTAGAGGTCCCCGGTGCCGGCGTGTTCCGGATGCGGGGTGACCCGGTGCTCGGTCATCCATCGCCGCGGGTCATCCGCGGTGAACGCATCCGCCAGCCAGGCGTGTACCGCGGTGCCCACCACCGAGGGCCACGGATCGGTGACGTGGTTGGTGCGCGCCTCGCCGAGCAGCTTGCCCACCACCTGCCGGTCGCAGGCCACGCCCAACTCTGACGGGCCGATGTGTACCTGTTGACTGCGCGGCGCCCGGTCCGCCTGCCGACGCACCAATTCCCGCACTTCCCCCGCCAGCGCGTGCGCCCAGGGCGTGTTCCCCGACATCGCGGGAGCATCCGGGGTCGCACCACTGGCGAGAAACTGGGCGAGGCGCGTGGTCACGCGCTTATCTGTGCGTGATCGGAGATCCAGCCTCGCGCCCACGCGGCCGCGCGCACCTTCCAGTATTCGGCGTACGCGGCCGCGCGCACCTTCCAGTATTCGGCGTACGCGGGCGCGCGCACCTTCCAGTATTCGGCGTACGCGGGCGCGCGCACCTTCTCGTATTCGGCGTACGCGGGCGCGGACACCTTGTCGTATTCGGCGTACGCGGGCGCGGTCACCTTCTG